ATAACAGAATGCCTCCCTTGGATGTCTTGCTGCCACGATAGGGAAGAATGGCCAATCGCCAACCTGTGGGCTTGGGGATCATGTCGAAAACGGATCCCTGAAGCGCTGCTTCATCGACTTTTCCGTCTTCTGTGATGGCTTGCTCAAGGGAGGGGCGCACGACAGCAGGCTGCTGTTGCTGTTCCTGCCACTTCTGCTCAAGCGCTGTCAGTTTTCTTTCTGTCTCCATGGGGGCTCCTTTTGGTTGGTTACTCTTCGGCATGTTTCTTGAGCCGCTGTCGAATAATGTCCTCCGACAGTCGAATACCTTCCAGTCGCCCCATGAGGAAGCGATATCGCTCCATGTCAGGCAGCGTGCCACTCAACACGAGTGACTCGGTGTCCTTCTCAAGTAGTTTGATATCGCGGAGCACGCGCTCTGCAAAGTCAAGCATGGTTATTACCCATGAGGCAGACAGTTTGTAGCCACTGTCTGGAAGGCTTTTTAATAAATCTTGACGGGGCGGTTGCCGTCGCGTTTCTTAACGATCATTACGGGACCACCATCCTTCATGTTGCGTGATTTTCCCGCACTTTTCAATGCAATAGCAACTGCTTGTTTCTGTGCAGCCTTCTTGCTCTTGGGAGCGCTTGTTCCGATGGTGCCCTTCTTCTCGAAGGAACCCATCATCTCGCCGATGTTCTTGCTGATGGTCTTCTGGCTTTTGCCCTTCTTCAACGGCATGTGCTTACCCTCGCGGTGCATAGATTCTTTCGCGTGCCACCTCGGTACGCTGCGCTGCGATCTTCTCTTGCGACTCAATGCGCGCGTCGTTGGCTTGGGCGTTTTCCTGTATACGCATCTGCTCGTTGGCCAAGGCCTGCTGCTTGAGCTGGGCGTCCTGTGCGTCTTTTGCTGCGCGCTGTTGCAGCTCCTGCTGCTTGAGCTGAACCACTGGATCTACCGGGGCCTGACCCTGACCAGAGAGCTCGTTCTGCAACTGCTTAACCTCCATCATGTACTGCGCAACCTTGAGGGCAACCAACGCCTCACGCTGCATGCTGGAGATCATCTTGTCCGGATCCACGCCGTACTGCGCAAACAACTCGGCTTCGGCGTCTTCCTCGGCCTTGATCTTGATGTGGTCGAGGACGTGCTTCTGCAGCTCGCTGGCGGCCAACGGATTGGCCTGAATCAGGGGCGACATGCCCATCATCAAGTGCGAAGCAATGTGAGCGTCGTGCTGCTGGCCTGCGAATACCTTCAGCTGCTTGTTGTCCACCGCGTCGATGTTCTCGCTGGCGGGGTCTTTCGGCATCTGGTTGGTCTGAACCTTCAGGATGCCGTCGATGTCCCTGACATTCAGCGCCGCATACACCCGGTAGTACGCCTCGTACATGTTGTGCATGTTCGGGGCGCTTTGTGCAAGCTGCAGCTGGGTCTGCGCCAGTGCGATACGCTGTGCAGCGGAGAAGATATTCGGATCGGCGACCGGCAACACGGAAACCATGTTGTCGAAGTCGCACTTCTTGACGCAGCGCGATGCGCCGGGGACATCATACGGATATTCATCGGGCAGGAACTCGCCGAAGCCCGCGAACAGCATCTCGAACTCTTGCGTCTGCGAGTAGTACAGGCGCTTGTGGATGGCGGACATCACCATCGAGCCTCGTTCCAACAGTGCGACGGTCGTTCCCACCGCAGCCTGCTGATTCCCGTCGCCTACCTGCATGTCTGCGGTGCTTGCCAAGCGCTTCCCGGCGTCTACCGTAAAGCCCAGCAACGCGAACAGCGTCTGGCTCGGTTCTTTGTAGGGCAGCGGCAGCAAACTGCTGCTCAACTCGGCGCCGCCCGCATCAATATCTCGCCACTCGCCGGGCTGGATCGGGTTACTGTCGTCCGCGATGCGGGCGCCCTTCGCTTTAAAGCCCGCCGGCAGGTTTGCGAGCGTTCCAGCATCCAAAAGTTGACGCAATGCGCTCGTGGCGGCCTTGGAAAGGTTGCCGATCAGGTGAACAAAGCCCAAACCGTATGCGCCGGGGCCCTCTACAAGTATGTAGTGGACAAAAAACTCGCGACGCAGCTTCAGGGGGTCGTTTTCAACCCAGTTTCTGCGCACTCCGACCACTTTTCCGCCGGTTTCGTCCAGTGTGACGACGTAGGGGAGCTTGATTCCGGTCGGTTCGCCCTTCTCATCCACGTCCTCGAAGCCCGGAATGTCCAAATCGACCTGAAATTCAAGCAAGGACAGCTCTTCTGGGGCGTTTGTCGCCTGAACTCCCGTGATTCGATCGACGGTGGCGCCAATTTGGTCGTTTGTGAGGCCCGCATTGTCCGGAGTGATGTTGAGATCGAGGTATTCACCCGCAAAAACGCGCTTTTTGAACTCGTTCGCGTCCATGGCGATGCGGTGCGTGACTCTCCGGCACTCGGAAATCACACTCGAACCGTGGTACGGGATGTACAAGTCGTCCGGAAGCACCAGTCTGCTGACCATTCGGCCGCGCTGGGTGTCGTAGTAGACCTTCTTGAAGGTGGATCCACCGTATCCGGTGTAGAAAAGCAGCTGATCGAACTCCGGCGTGTACTCCTTCATCACCGTCGTGATCTGGTAATTCATGAAATCCTGCACGCGGGAGGCCTGTTGGACCTTGTCCAAGGTCTCCTTGCCCATGGTCTGTGTGCGAACAGGGCCGCCAGCCGGCATCAGCTCCTTGAAGGCCTGTGCTTGGAACTGAACAATCGCCTCAGTGAGCATCGGATGCACCGCACCAGATGCTCCACGGAAGGGCTGGGTGCGCTCCTGCATGCGAAGACCAAGCAATTCCAGCCCCTTGGCATACATGTCCTCCCACTCAGAGCGCGAAGACTTGTCGGCCTCGAAGAACTCCAGCAGCTCAAGCGAGATGCGGCTGAGATCCTGCTCGTCAATGTCGCCCGCGATGTTCGCGTAGAAGTCCCTTTCTTCTTCGGGACCCTCAATCTCAATCTCAACCTCGTCATCATCGATGACGACTTCAATCTCGGGGGCGTCGTCCGTGTCTCCCATGATAAGGATGCCTTCGGACTCGGGCGCTAAGTTGACGGCTTTATCGATAGGCATCGTGTCACCTTAAAAGTATTTCCGGTTGTCGTTGGTCACGCGCTCTACGTTGCCGCCTTTCTTGAAATAGCGGGGGCCCTCCGGGGTATTGACCTCGTGCTCGGGGCTCTCAACGGGGCGCGTCACGGGCTTTTTGGCAAGGACCAAGGGGCCTACCTGAATAACCTGTTCGGCAGATGCTACGGGCATTCCGTCTGATTTTCTATAGAAATAGCTGTGACGGAAGGGGTTCATGCCAACTTCCGCCCAATCTGCGGCATCCGGAGCCTTGCCGCTCAGGATGTCACGGGCCTGCTGGGCCACCGCCTGCGGATCGCGATTTTCCCAGCTTCCGTACATGCGCGCGATTGTTCCCTTTGCGGATTTCCCCGTCGCAATGTTCAGGGCGGCCTTCGCCGACGACATGAAGTCTACGTTGTTGATGACCGCAGCCTGTCCATAACCAATGGCAGGGCCCCCGGCCTTGCTACCATCGTGCAGAGAGACCACCCACGTGTCGTACTTTTCGTAGGCCGGGATGTCTAGTCGTGACGCCACGGGCGTCCCATCGGGGAGATCGACGTTGACGCCGACAATGCCGGCAGACTTCTCAGCGTTTTTGCCCAGTGCCATCGCGATCTCTTCGACCGTGGGCATCTTCTGCACAGCAGCCAGCGGCTTGATCGGCTGATACTGCTGGACCGTGCGCTGATACTCTTCGGTGGAGATCTTGCCTTCGCGCAGTGCTTCAGCGGCCTGTTGCACCTGTGGGACTTTTTCTTGGCGCATGCCTTCGCGGGAGCTGCGCCACTCCTCCATTCTTTGGGGAGTGATGTCCAGCTGCGTGAGTGCGTCTTCGAGAGACCCTCTAGGTTTTACCGTATTCCCTTGGGCGGCTCCTTGCCCAGATTCCTCATTGAGCGGGCGATCGCTGCTCGCATCTGCTCCTGACGCGCCTTCCGACGCGCCTCCAGATCCAGACCTTCTTGGATCTCCCCCTGTTTTGTACCCGCGATAGACTGATTCACTGATTTCTCCACTATCATACGCATTCTCCAATCTGGTCATCACTCGTTCTGCAGTAGTATCATAATCAAAAGTAGATATTTTGTCAACTGTAGTAAGGAATTGTTCCCCTGCATTGCCATTGTTGTCCCATATCTGTATGTCCACGCGGGGATTGTCTCCCAGCTGCTCGTAGATCTTTTGAATTGACCGGCGGCTGGCCGCATGCATGTCCAAGAAGTCCTTTACTGGTATCGTCCTTCCAGACCCAGTATTTTGCTCCATAGACATGGAACGCTTCAGCGCCAGATCAAAGGCCTTAACCGGATCACGGTCTATGTAGACAATCGAAACATCTTTGGTCGGATCTTCCAACACGCGGTTTACATCGCGGACTACCCTATCTGGCTTGCCCATGGTGCCGTCTACAACGGCCTGCGCCGAACTTTCCACCTCGTCGCTAACCGCAGCAGATTTACCTGATGCCGGCCCGCCTCCAGTAAATAGCCACGTTCCCTCCTGCCCCCGTGTTCTCTCCAACAGTCGAGTGAAATAGGCCCTGTTTAGCTCACTAGCAGGCTCATGCACGTTGGAAGCCAGCGCACGGTTTTCACGGTATTCCGGGCTCAATTCTCGGAACAGATCGGTGTCGATAACCTTGCCGTTTTTAGTCGCGGGGATCCGAGCATAGGCGCTCATCGCCCCCTCAACGTCCGAAACTATTTCCCGGTTAAACAGTTCTCCCACTGGGTTGTTCTGCATCCGGGGTGTCTGCGAAACCGTAACGCCCCTATACCCCCCGATATCTGCGGGTTCGGGCAAATTTGCAATCCTATCGGCAAACGCCGATGTTGCCAAAATACCCGTGGGTTGCTGTGACAGAGGCTCCTGCGTTGAGGCGCTGGGAGATAGCCTGTTCAGCTCTTCCGTCTGCATCCTCACCGCATCGTCATAGTCCTTTGCGTAAGGCACGTTGATGTCTTCCCCAAAATACTTGGGATCGTGGACAAAGAACATGATGTCAGGCTCGCCGTTGTTGTAGGCACGGAACACGTCCTTGTTCCAATTTGGCGGAGCAAACTGATCGTTCCAAGGTATGCGCGCTACTGGACGGAACCCAACGCGCTGATAAATGTCAGGCAGATAGGTATCGAAGGCATCCAACTTGCGCCCACCTGCCTGAACTGCCGCTTGCATCATTGCATAGCTGCTGCCTCTAGTTTCGCTGGGGGAGGCAAACACGGAAACGATGTCGCCATCGGGCTTGATAGCAAATCCGCTACCTGCGTCAGTCCTGAAAAGCCTGTAGTTCGCAAGCTCCTCCGGCGACTTTATCTCGACTTGAGGGGCGGTTCTGTTCTGCCCCATTATCGTTTGCATGTCGTTCACAAACGATGTTGCCGTGGTGGACGGCACCTGTCGGATGGCAGGGACACCGAGGCCCGCGCTCTGATACATCGTTCGCGCGGTGGCATCCGGAGAGAATGTCAGAAGCCCATCTCGTCCATCTGTTGAGACAGCTCCTCGCGTGTAAGGCCCGGTCTCTTCGCCAAGATTACGTCCATCAGCTCGTCCCTGAACCCCACGCTCTGAGGTTGCGAGGGCGAGGCGGTCTCTGCGGAAGTCTGAGAGGAACTGGGCGCGTCGCTCAGAAACGGTGCCCCGACCTTCAAAATCCCGAGCATCGCCTGATCTAAGGCTTCCATCTGGGTTTGCGTTTTCAAATTGTCTTGCGGCTTCATCGAGCTTTCTCCTGTCTACGCCGGGTTGTTCAAACCAAGGCCTGTCTGTGGATTCGGATATCTTGAACCCTTTGGGGATTATGCCATTTTTCTTGTCTCGGATAAAGGCCTCAAACTCCTTCTGCCGCGTGGGCGTCATCCGAACGATTTCCCCGGTAGACAGTGGGTACTCCACGATCGGGCCGTTGATGGCCTGCCGGTACGTCATGTTCGAGGAAAGCGTGTTGCGCTTGCCTTCGGTCACGCCGTATCCAATCGGATTGCCGCCGCGCACTGCCTGCAGCGTGCTGTGCGATACCGGCTGGTTGCCTGCGATCAGCCACGTCTCCCAGTGCA